CAATAAGGTCGCCCTTAGCATCTGCAATAGTCTTAGCAATTTCAGAGTGGCTGTGTCCACCTACTCCAATAGGATACCAAACATTGTCTGTTGAATCCCAGACATAACCTGGTCTAGGTGTATTTGAGATGGTTGCCATTAGTTAGTTCCTCCTAGGAGTAATGCTGCTTCTTCTTCTGTAATACCTAGACGAGCAAGGAGTGCTGCTCTATCTGCTACTGCCTTAGTTTCTGCAGCAATTTTATCTGCCTTGACCTGCTCAATAGCAGCGTCAATTTCTGCCTGAGTAGGCGCATCACCCTCTAGCACGTCCCACTTAATTGTTGAGTAATCTTCATTTTGATAGGAAAACTCAGAAGTTGGCTTTAATAATCTAATTGCTTTTACTAAATCGCTCATTATGCACCGATTTCCATAAGTGTAATTGTGCTTGGAACTGAATTATATTGAAATGTAATAGTTGAACTATCGTCAATAACTTCAACGCGCCCCTGCATTTTGTAAGTTGTTGCCGATGTAGTTGCAGGATTATCTAAATAAGTTACTGCGTTACTTGATGCCAAAGATATTTGAGTTCCAGTACCTGAAGTACGACAATCTGGAAATAACCAGTTATACCCACCATTGTTATAGTCGGCAATAGTTGTCGCTCCTCGAAGTAATATTAACCCTGCTGCTGCTTTTACATTGTTACGTAATACGCGAGAATTAACTGATGCAATAACAAGAATCTTAGATGTAGATAAAGTTGGTGTAATTGTTGCAGTAATAGTTGTATCAGTTAGAGTTGTTGAAGATATTACAGTAGAGGTAGTTGTTGTTGCAGATACCACCTGCAATACTTTGCCACTATCAGAACCCCAAGCAGGCACACCGCCTGATACTTTAAGTACCTGACCAGTAGAACCAATGCCTAAGCGAGCAGGTGTACCTGCAGCAGAGGCGTAGTAGGTGTCACCCGTAGTTGTTAAAAGACCATCGATGTTTGCGACATCTCTTGCTCTTGTCATTTGTTATCTCCTAGTTTGTCAGTAATCATCTCAGTCAAGTGTTCCACTATGAAAGCAGTAACTTTGCTTCATCGGCAGTTATGCCTAGTTTGGCTAATAACGCTGCTTTGTCGGCATCGGCTTTTTTCTTTTGTTCAATTTTTGCCGTTGCGACTGCTTCTTCCATTTGATATTCAGCCAATTCATCTTCAGTCATTTCTCTTTCGATAATTTCTTCAGTTTGAGTTTCTACATTTACAATTTTTTCAGTTATTTTCAATTTGTACTCCCATAGACATAGATTGTTCCAGCGTTAAAAGTTGCTGTGCTCGTCACACTAATAGAAGAAATACTTGCTGTAGCCTTATAAATGCCTTGAATTGAACTGCTAGTTTGACCATTTCCGCCACCAGTACTTGCACCTGCTACCGAAGTGAAAGATTTATATCCTGAAGATTTACCACCAGTAATTCTCACTGCGATGCTGCATAATGATGCTGTGTTGCTACCTGTCGAACCACCTCTGATTGAAGTTGCATCGGCGTTAATTTCAGTCATTGAACCTGCTGCATAAGAAGCTGGTGAATCAAGAGTAAATCCAGCATAAGAATAATTTGATGCGGTATCGCCATTAATTCTGACATTTGCTGCCTTACTTGCTGTAGTAAATCCAGCACCAGCCACAATAACTATAAAGTTTTCGTATCCTGAGATTCCTGAAACGGTAGTGGTAGTGCCACTAAGAGAAGTACCGCCTGAATTGATTAATGTATAACTTTCTCCACTACTAGTAGGTGTTGCCCAAGATGGAAGTCCACTCGCAACTGTTAGAACTTGACCAGTTGTTCCAATACCTAAACGCGCAGGTGTTGAACCACTTGATGAATAAATTGTGTCGCCAGTAGTGGTCATTGGATTTGTCATACCACTTGAAGGTGTAGTCCAAGCCAAGCCTGTTGAAGTGGAACTATCCGCCACAAGTATTTGTGCATCGGTTCCAACTGGCAGCCTTGCAGGTGTACTAGCCGCTGTTGCGGTAATAATATCACCCTTGGTTGTGGTCAGAGTCTTAGGCACATAGGCTGCATTGGCAGCAGTAGTTGTAATGGCATCTGTGTAAGCCACCTGCAGTGGGCAGATAACTTCTGCAATGTCACCAGCAATTGTTGCTGCGCTTAAGACAACGCTTGTTCCAGTAGTTGCTGTGTAGTCAGAACCACGTGATAGTAGTACACCATTGAGAAATACTTGTTCATATCCTGGTGTGTATGCAAGAACTGTTGTTCCATCATCTGTACCAGATAGAGTTGTAGTACCAGCAGTAGGTGCTTTAGACCAACGAGTAACTACTGTAGTTGGTGCAGTGCCATCTGTATCTACCCAGATGAGTCCATCTGTAGGAGATGCTGGTTCAGTTGGTTGAGCAAGAGAACCTGAGATAGCACCCCAAGAAGATGTTGAACCATCTGTTGTCAGATACTTGCCTGAGTTACCAGTCTGACTTGGCACCACATAAGCAGTTGAGTCAGTTGCAACCAAAGTCTTAGATGTTGGAATTGTTGTTCCATTGACGCTAGTTGCAGTAGCCACACCAATGTTAGGTGTTGTAAGTGTTGGGCTTGCTTGCATTACAAAAGTAGAACCAGTACCAGTCTGAGCAGCAACGCTAGTTGCTGGACCTACTGATGTGATTGGACCAGTCAGGTTGCTTGGAGCAATTGCTGCTGTATCTACATAACCCTTAGTTGCTGCATCAGTTGATGCTGTAGGTGTACCCATTCCTGTAATCTTGTTGGTACCCATTGCAATAGCACCAGACATTGTGCCACCAGCCAGAGGCAACTTAGTTGCTAGACTGTTAGTAACAGTAGTCGAGAATGCTGCATCATTGCCAAGCGCGGTTGCCAACTCGTTAAGAGTATCAAGCGCACCAGGTGCTGCTGCAACTACGTTATCTACTGCAGTCTTTACGAATGCTGTTGTTGCTACCTGAGTGGTGTTAGTACCAGCGGTAGCAGTTGGAGCAGTAGGTGTGCCAGTCAACGCTGGGCTAGCCAGTGGAGCGTATGTGCTTGCTGCTGTAGTAGTTGCTAACTTAGAATCTAACTGAGTCTGAACTGCAGAAGTAACACCATCTAGGTATCCAAGTTCAGTTGCAGATACTGTTGATGATGGAGCAATCTTTGTCCAAGCAATTGCAGCGGATGCGTTAACATCTGCATCTACGATGCTGTTAGTCAGGTTAGTCTTGCTGTAAGCAATCTGAGCAGATGAGTTAACATCAGCGTTAACGATAGTTCCGTCAGCAATCATAGTTGATGTGACAGTTCCTGTATCGGCTACGGTTACTGCAGTTCCAGAAATCTTGGTCTTGTCAATGGCTGCAGCAGAGTTAATATCAGCATTAACAATGGTTCCATCAGCAATCATTGTGCTAGTTACTGTGCCAGTATCTGCTGCTGTGATAGCAGTTCCACTAATCTTTGTCTTTGTAATTGCTGCTGCTGAGTTAATATCAGCATCTACAATTGTACCATTGGCAATCATTGTTGAAGTAACTGTGCCTGTGTCAGTAGTGTAGACGCCATTAGTTACTGTTCCAGCATTACCTGAAACGTTGCCAGTTACATTACCTGTTAGATTGCCTGTAAATGTACCAGCAATAGCGCCAGTACCAGTGATGGTTGGGCTAGTTAAAGTCTTGTTAGTAAGGGTCTGTGTGTTAGTTGTACCGACTACAGCACCAGTTGCACCATGTCCAGTTGTTGCCTCAATGTGAGTGTTGGCTTCGCGGTAATCACGACCAATTGCCATATGTCGAACAACTGCACCTGCTGAGTGAGCCTGTCCAGTTGAGCCATCAACTCCACGAATAATTGTTAGTGTATTAGTGCTGACGGCACTGACATCTACAATTTCTTCAAGCGCTGTATCTGGGTCAATAACTACTGTGAAGAGTTCTCCAGCAGAGATAGTTACACCGCCTAGCAGGCCTGAACCTGATACAACGGTTGCGCTTGTGCCAGATGAGGTAAGTGCTCCAGACAAAGTTGTCTGTTGAGAGCGGGATGAGTATTTTCTAGTTGTCATTCAGGTTCCTATCGGCGGGAGAAGTGAACTCGTGGGGGATAATTTTGTTGTTGTGCTTTTGTTTCTTCATTAAGTCGTTGTGTATATAGAGCATATAGTTGCTTTGTTGCAGACTGTGAAGCACCATATGGACGCTTTGAGTCAGTCTCATCCGCCTGTGGACTAACCATTGCTGCACGTGCTGGGTCAAGGAATGATAACAAACGATACGCTGTTCCAAGGATTACTACATCTCGTGTTGATTCTGGAAGACCAGTCTGTGTTATGTAATCTTGTGAGTTGGTTGTAAATGCTACTGGGTCAGTCGCATAAATAATCTTTACAGTGCGTCCTGAGATTGGCGCATCGCCAAGTGTAATCGTCTGTACTTGGTCAGTTCCTGATGTATATCCAAATGCCTCAGGATTTGCTGATGCATCAAAGTCCCAGCGACGAATGGGTTGCCATTCTTTTGTTGGCCCAATTGTTTGCCAGGATACTGTAAGGATATTTTTAATGTTCAAGTTAGCAAATGCATAGGTAGACACTGCAGCATTAAATGTAAAGGTTGTTGACTTTACAGAAAAGATATTTGCGCCTAGAGCGCGGATGGTATCATTGATAGCACGCTTAACTGAATGGCGCGGGAATGTAGGAGCAATGGTAACCTTGCTATCTGCAGTATGAGTTGCTGCAGTTGAACCCAAGTAACCACGTCCGTATGGTGAAACGGTTGCTGTATTAGCAACACGGTCGTATGAATCAACCCATAGCAATTCTTCGTCAATCTCAATTATACCTTTGCCAACTGAGTCAGTTGCACCAAGACTAAGGACAAGAGGAGAAGCGCTTGTCGATGTCGTAGTTGTGACAGCAGATGTAAGATATGTACTGCGGTCTTGCTGAAAGGTGTATCCTGCAAGGTTGATGAGAACTTCATCAATCATATTTGATAGTGTAGTTGTCATGCGTTGATGCTCCTTAAAGCAGCAGGTGCTGCAAGGCCAGTAGTTCCAGCAAGTTCATTACAGATGCCATCGATATCTTTAAACTTATCGCGTGTGCGTGATGATGAAGCCTTGATATTAAGTGCGCCAACTGTTGCTAGGCCAGTAGTGCTAGCCCAAGCATTAGCGGCTCCTTGCTCATCAAGACCAGTAGTGCCAGCAAGCCTATTCAACTCTGCTGTTAGGCTACTGCCTGCTTTACCTAGTGCCATTGTTTAACCCTTCTTAGGTGTAATTAATCCTTGCTTAGGTAGAATCAAATTAGACTTTTTGTCTTCTTTAAGTCCACCAAAAAATGCTTTGTAGTAGTGTTCGTCAAATGAGAAGCGTTTCATATGAGGAACTGTTGCCCCTGTGTGGCACCATACTGGAACCTCAGCCTTATCACACAGTGCAAAGAAGTATATATCCTCGCCCATGAAAGACTTGTTTACGCCAACCTCGGTAAACAGCGGAACTCCAGGCACTGCTTCTATAATCTTAGTTACTACATTGCGATGCATAAGAACAAATCCCATGCCTGCTGCACCAACCTTAATAAACTTATTCTCAGGTAGCGGATGCATTCTCTGAATGCCAATCGTGCCATCTGCTTCCGCAAACTCATATACCGTGGGCATAGGAATCATAAGCGGGTCTTCAGGTGTATCTGTTGTGAAGTACACACCAGTTACAATTGGATGCTTCTCAGCATCCTTGTTGTCCCATAGTAACTTAAACTTATCAACACTAATAACAACATCTGAATCTACCCATAGTAGCCAGTCAGACTTATTGTTTTCATACCAATATGAGATTACCTTCTCACGTTGTCTAGCAATCTGGTTACCTTGACTACGTAGTGATGTCTCAAACTTAACACCAGACTTAAGCATGACATCGACGACGCCTTGCATAAATTTACCATCTACGTTGCCATTATCGCACCAAGCAATTGATACCGTCTCTTGTTTCATTGTCCCCTACTTTCTTACTTTGTTACTATTGGCTTCTTGACAGATGCTTTTCCTGGGCCTGGCTTTGCTGCTGGCTTGTGAAGAGGGACTACCTTCGAGTGGTCCTTTGCAGCCTTACGCTTTGGCTTTGTGATTGTTACCTTTGGCATTTATTTTCCTTTACCATTTAACCTTATCAGCCCAATAGGCTGCGGACATTTTTCCTTTAGAAATGTTCTTAGCATGACGTGCTTTGAATGCTTTATTGCGTGCTGACCCATCGGGTGAACCTTGTACACCCTGTTGACCAAAGCGAATAGTTTTGACCTTATCGCCTTCTTTAGCCACAACTACATGTGACTTCTTCGGATGATTTGGTGTGCGCTTAGGCTTGTTAAAGCCTGCCACTCCTACTCGCTTTAGTCTTGGGTCAATCATTTCTTTTTCGCCTTCTTTGCTTCAGATAATGCAATAGCAATTGCTTGCTTAGGATTCTTAACTACCTTGCCACCCTTACCAGAGTGTAATGTTCCAGTCTTAAATTCGTGCATAACTTTCTGCACTTTCTTTTGACTTTTGCTTGGCTTCTTCATCCCTTAACTCGTCTTCCTTTTTTGTCATAGCGTGCACCCATAAGGACTGCACCAACTAATTGACCAGCCTGACGGCGTTCAATGCCAGCAAGTTTATTTGCCATTTCATCAGTTCCAGGCCCTGATGTATTCATCATTTCAGCCGTGCGACGATTTGCTTGATAAACATCGTTAATTTCTTTTGCGATGTTCTCGAAGTAATTACGCTTCTTTGCAGCCATCTTACTTCTTCTTGCCCATCTTCTTTGGAGCAGCCTTCTTAGCAGACTTCTTCATTGCCTTGGCGCCGTATTCTTTCATCTTCATTGCCATTGGCTCTGACTTCTCATGCTTCTTCATAGCAGCCATTGACTTGTACTTCTCACCTTTTACTGACATTATATTTGCCCAATCTCTTTCATTACTGCTACGGATTCTTTAGTTATATCTTTTGCCTTTGGCATTGTATCTGCATCATATGCTTTGCCTAATGTTTCTGACGCTGTATATGCTGCTTCAACATGTGCCTTTGTTGTTCCAGAAGGTTGCATTCCTTGACGGCGTGCTTCCTTATAATCGTTCAACTCAGCGGTCCATTTCTTATCAGGAATGTCTCGCTTTGCATCACCAGTATTAAGTTGTAATCCCTTGGCTTTACAGCCAAAGCAATCTTCATCACATGCTGTATGGTCTATAGATATTTCTTCATACTCAAATGGTTTGTCTGCAGTCTCATCACAAAGAACGCAACCCCATAAGATTGCTTGAAAATCATGTTCTGCAGTAAAGCCCCATTCAAGAACTTTGCTAATATGCTGATGTTCCATTTGTCCCCTACTGTGCTGTAAAGTTTGCTTCAGTAATTCCTACTCCACCAGCAATTAATTCAGCCTTGGCTGCATCATCTACTGTGTGATTATAACCACCTCGGTATACTATATCATAATCTGACAGGTCTTCATCAACTAGATATCGAACCTGAGAATATGTTGAACCTGACTTTACGATTGTAATCCCTTTATCAAGTTTATAAAAGTAGAACAAGCGATGGCCACCTGCTGGGCCTTCGGCCACAGTTGGTGTCTTAAATGTCCAGTTTGTCATAGTTCTCCTTAATGAACTTACTGATGAGGCTAGGTTTCCCTAGCCCCACCCGTCAATCAACTAAGCGATTGATGAACCTGATTCGATTCGGTATAGTGCCTCTTCGCGGTAGCGAGCAAAGCCAAGTACGCCGTACCAACCCATTGGGCGGTGACGCATTAACTTGTCAACGACTGGTCCGATGACTACATGTGGCTCTTCTGCCACTGCTTCAGCAAGTGCTTGCTGTCCAGCGATGATTGTGCGGTACACCTTTGCAGATGAAGCACCGTCAGTTGCTGAGTATAGGCGTGGAGACTCTACGAAGTATGCACCTTCGTATGTTCCGATTTCGCCTGCCCAGATGCGGTCCTGTGAAGAACCGTATTGGTTAGGAAGTAGCCATCCAGCAGAACCTGTCTCAGCACGAAGGTCGTGTGAAACTTCTGGGTGTAGGCCAGCCCAGTATAGTGAGCCCTTGCGACCGTTTGACTTGCCAGCACGCAACTTCGCAACAGCCTTACGGATGTTAGCAGAAGAAAGTGTAGCAGCAGCAGTTACGGTTGCTGTTGATGTTGCTGTTGAACCTGAGTAGATTACGTTTGTACCGCCGCGCAATGCTGTCATTGCGACTGAGTCAATAGAATCTGCTAGGTTGAAAGCGATGATGTTAGCAATCGCTGGGTCTACATCAGCAAGGCTGAATAGTTCCAAAGCGCGTGTAACAAGAACTGAGTTACCATACTCGTTAAGAGTAATAGTAACAGATGTTGGTGTAGACATTGCTACTGCATCTGGGTCTACATCTTCTGTGAGTGCAGTTGTTGCTGCTGATAGGTCAACGTAACGTTGTAGAACAACTGTTGAACCTGGGATTGCTTGACGTGCAGGACGCTTATCTGCGACAGAACGAATTAGGGGTTCTGAACGGAGGGCGAATTCAAGAAGACGGTCGTATGCCTTCTGTACTAGACCTGCACCACCAGCGGTACCTCCGAGAGAGGAAGAACCTGTGGATACGTAGGCGTTAGCCATATTGTCACCTCCAAGTGACTATGAACGGATATTGTTATTGCGAGCGAAGAACGTTTAAGAAATCTTCCAAGTTATCTGCCTGGTCCATTCTTAAATTTAAATCTTCTGCTCTGTCAGGTGTTAACGCACCCTGCGTGATGACGTCCTGCTGGCGTAATGCTGCACGGTCCATCTCACTTGCGATTGGCGCTTCCTTAGTAACACTAATTCCAAATATATCTGCGTTATCATCGAGCCAAGAATTAACTGACTCCTCGCTAACTTCATCTAAATCTTTAAGAATCAAACGTGTTGCCTTAGGGTTGACACCCTTCTTTTCTAGAACTTCTTTGACGGTTCGCTCACGCTGCCCCTTGGATAGTGTCTCAAGTTGCTCAGTCAGTTCCTTGATACGCTTCTCATCTGCACGCTTGGCTTTACGTAACTTTTTAAGTAAGTCACCGCCATCACCTGCATACTCGTTTGTATCGAGGTCATCGTCTTCTTCGTCCCAGTAGTTGTTGCTCATAGCAACCCACCCTTCTATTCGTTGTTAGTTCGCAGGCCTCAGTATCCATTCGGGGAAATGGGCTGGCTCCTACTTTCGGTCTTGTACGCTGCACGGGGCCGATAGGTCCACGCAGGATATTAGATTGTACCCTTAGTCTGGGTCGTTAGGCTGGTCTTATTTACACCAGTTGAACCACTAAATTGTGCAATTTCTCGCGCAGATAGTCGCTCACGTTTACGTTGTGCTGATGCAAGTTGATTAAATACTTCTTGCTCACCTTCGGTCTGACCGTATGTATCCATAGTTCCACCATAGATAGATGATAGTTTCTCAGCAGTTGGAAGAATATCTGCAATAGTTGCATAACCCTTTTGTGCCTCAGCCTGAGTAATACCTTGCGCTGCAAGTTGCTCAGCAACTGCTGCTCCAGGTTGTAATCCTTGACGAGCACCAGCAACACCAATTTCTGCTGCTGATATCTGACGCTGAATCTTCTGGAACTGTTGCTCTGGGTCAAGAACATATCCAACAAGGCTTGATGAATCAATACCATAGTAACTCTTAAGTTGTGACAGTACTGCAGGGTCAGCATTCTGTACGCGCTGCACTGCTGTTACTACGCGGTTAGATAGTTCTGTTGGTGACATGTCATTTGAAATAAACTGCTTGACATATGCATCAGTATCGAACTGTTTTAGTCCGTAAGCACGCAATACTTGACGGTATCCGTCTTCGACGTTGAGATATTCTGCTGGAGTAAGAACAGCAAGGCCTTTTTTAATGCGGTCAGCATTTGCTGCAAATCGCATTTGATATTCAGGTGTCTCTTGCAACGCTAATGTAATAGTTGCCTCTGTCGCTCCATCACGTGCAAGGTCAATAATCTTAGACGCAAGACTTGTTAGTCCATACTTAGCAAATCTATCTTGCAGAACAGCAATGGTTGACTTACGTTCTTGTGCGGCAGTTGCTGCTGCTAGAGCATCCGCTGCTGCCTTTTCTGCTGCTGCTTTATCTGCTGCATTAGTATTATTTTTTGTCAGCGTATTGATTTGATTTTGTAAAGATTCTATTAAAGCCTTTGTTGCTGCATCCATGCCACCAGTATTGCCAGTGCTTCCTGGGGGAGGCGTTCCACCTGGCGGTGGCGTACCACCTGGCGGAGGTGTCCCTCCTGGCGGTGGCGTACCACCTGGCGGAGGTGTCCCTCCTGGAGGAGGTGTTCCACCTGGAGGAGGAGTACCACCTGGGGGAGTAATTATATTAGTTGTACGTCCATCACTAGACCAACCTATTACATTTCCATCTTTGTCTTTGACTGGTTGAGGTTGAACTATTAATCCATTTGCATCTGTAACACTGCCTGTTTTAGTTGCTAGTGTAACACCACCAAGAGAACGAGAACCGTATGATGCTTGGTTATCTGGCGTATTCGATGCACGACGAAGTTTCCAATTACCAGAAGTTTCTCCACCAACCCAGCCATAATAATAAATAAAATTACTATCTGCAGGAGGTGCCTCTGGGCGATTATTAAAGTCTGCCATTGGGTCAGCAGCAGCACGTTCTAGGGCAGCATTTTTAGTTTCTTGTTCACGCGATGCTTCAATGTAGGCAAGTTTTTCTGCCTGTGTCATTACCTTACGTTCAGCAGGAGTTAACTCTGCGTATGGAACAATATTTATATCTGCTTGAGTTGTCTGACCAGTGATAACTGGTACATCTGCATTAATCTTTTCAAGAGCACTTGCTAGTTCAGGGGTTATTTTTACTGGAGGTGTTGTTACTGGAGTGTCTCCGCCGTCATCTAAATATCTTGCCATTAGGCTATGCCCCAATCTTGAAGAACTTTAAGGGATAATGAGTCCACAGTATTGCGAGCATTGTTTGTATACTGCCAGCGTGAATCCATCTTTAATTGTTTTTCAAATTCCCATAGTGGCATAGCAGCAAGGTACTCTTCTCCCTTACCTCTTGCAACTCCTTGTAATGCTTTACGCAAAGTTGGGTCATTGTAACTAATTGAGTCTGCATCAATCTCTAGGATACTAGCCATAGATGATTTGTATGCTGATGCTAACGCATCTAGTGTAGTGCCCTTCATAATTCTATCTGCGAATGCTGGATAAGCGCTTGCTGACTCAGTACGAATACTTAATTCAATTTCAGAGTCAGTAATCTTTCCAGAGAATAGGTCAGCGCCCCATTGTGAATACTTCTTATCATCATATGAAAGTCCATATGAGTCTGCGTATTCACGGAAGTTCTGAATCTTAGTGAGAGTGTCTCCACCAAACTTAGTACCAAATGATGCGGATTTAACAATCATTGCATCTAGTTGACCATCTGAGAATGCACCATCAAAGGCCTGCGCTAAGTAACCATCTAATTCAGCATCATCAATCTTAACGCCTACTCTAGATAGACGTTGCTTCTGAGCAATTTTAAATGCTTCAAGTTCACTAGCATATACAGTTGGTTGATTCAATTTCATTGTATAACGGTCTGCTGCTGTCCTGCCTAGAGTGGAATACCACTTAGACTTAAAGTATGCATCGAGCGCTTCCGTCTCTTTGCCAGCAGTCCATAGGTCATAAATTGCTTTTAACTCAGAACCATACTTTGGGTCCTCAAGCATGGTCTTTGTAAATACAAAGCCAGTTGCTGAAGTAAGACCTGATGTACTATTTGGAGCAGTACTTTCTATCCAGCCTTTTTCATCATCCCATGTGTATGTTTTGTTACCACTTGGCTTTGCTGGCTTTTCCCATTTGCCAACGGCACTATTCCAAATCCATGCAACACCAGGACGTGTGTCAATATTCTTGTCAAAAGCGCCTGCCATTATCTACCACCTCGCTGTTGGTTTGCTGTCTGCATCCAACTAAAGAACTCTAGTCCTTGTT